CGAACGTGCATAGTGTTGTAAATTACATAATCTAACTCTTACACGATAATCTTCGCATTCTTGGCCTAAATATTGCTGAAATGCAGGTCCATGATAACCTGGCATATTTTCACCGAAACTTTTAACTTGGATGCCATCGTTATATATCTTTAGACTACCTGATGCAGTACCATCAAGTTTAAAAGTAACGTCAGAGTTTTCGAGCGATGTCCATGGCACTGTCGTTGAGCATTTATCATCTAAAATTAACGGTTCGTTGTTGATTGGCGTTTCACCTGCCATAAAATCAACATCATTTCCGATATACGCCCATTCGCCGTTATCATCCACAATTGCTAACTTTGTGATGTCTGTATCCGGTATACAAGTAAAAACAGGCTTAACATCCGAATACCCGTCAGCTGTAATAGTAACAGGATTTTCTCTGATTTCTTGAGTTATCATTTTGCCATACTGATGCGGATCAGATGCCTCAAATGTGATTGTAAAAGAAAAATCACACGTTGCTTTAGCAAGTCTTGTTGACTTACTTATATCCACAAGAGAAACATACATCTCCCAATCCATCGATGTTGTAAATTTTAACGACACTGCATTTGTTGTAAATGGTCTTAAGACATTCGCAATATAAGCCTCTTTTTCTGCTCGTTCACTTTCATTTTGTGCTAAACAGACACATTCCAATATAATATTTTTAGAGCCGATTGACGTCCCTTGTGATATAGCACCAGTCATACCAGGCACATCTTGCGAAGATGCAGAAAGAGAACCCATGAAAGAGTTCTCAACATCCTCTAAAATTATTCCTAAATCATCGTAACTATCGAGCGTATCTAAAATAAATCGCTTCATTAATTCGTCACTCCTTTAAAAAAGTTGCGTGTTGTATCTTTTGATTGTTGTTGTTTTGTGATTGCAGGCTCTAATTTTTTGCTATCAAGATAGGTGTTATTATCTTTATTAACAAGTTTCATCAACAATGCATTTTGCTGCGTTAATAATGCGACTAACTCGCTGTTGTCGTTTTTCTGATTATTGACAACAACAGTACCTCCATCTTCATCACCTAGAACATTTTTAACTTGTTTTAAAAGTTGCATTGCTCTGTTTCGCTTAGATGGGTGTAAAGGTATAATTGCTTCGGCTCGATTACCTTCAGCGATTTGTGCTACCTGGTGTTGACTAACAATACCGCCATTTGCGTACCCATGCCCATGACCGATAACTCCCAACATGCCTTTTGCACCATATTCTGCTTTTGCGTAGTGAATACCTGCCAAAAGACTATGCAGACCGTTAAGGCGATTGTTATACCCTGGAAACTTATAAGCTTCAAAGGTTGTACCAATTACCTGTACCAAACCTTTTGCCAAGTCACCAGTTTTATTATTAATATCACCGATGTTCCCTTGAACAGCTCGTGGATTACCACCAGATTCTGATTGTATCTGACGTAACCAAGCGTTAACGTATGCGGGAGTTGCAGGCAAGTGGTTCATTGCTAATGCACGTTTTACGGTACCTGCCCATCTTGTAACACCTGCTCCGCTCGGTTCTTCGCCACCCATACCATCAAACAGTTTTTTCAACCAGTTGCTTTGATTCTCAGCGTGCTTTTCCGCACCCTTACCAATGTTTACTCCCGAATCGCCCTTAAAAGCGGTCTGAGAGAACACACCAGATGTTAATTTCTTCCACAATTCGGCTGGTTTGTCGAAAAAGCCCATAATATCTTCAATTTTACTACTAAACCAATCTTTGACTGATGCCCCTGTTCCTTTTGCATACATAGGAGCAATACCAAAGTTTTTAAACTTCTTAAATATATCCTCGGTCTGTTCACCGCTGAAAACTTGCGAACCTTTCGGCAAATGGGTGAGTGTGGGAGTATCTGGTGAAAGTGCCATATTACCATTAGCGTATTGAATTAACTCTTGCTTACCACCATCACCAACGAATGCTGTTTCGGCAGTTTTTAAAGCGCCGTTTGTACCTTTGGCGTGAGCTGGAAAACTTTTAAAACTAAGCGGCGATATTTTACCAGAACCGCCTAAAGAATCGGTTAGAGCGTTAGCTCCAGTAACCACTCCATTAAAGTTGCCAACAACACCCTCACCGATTGTAGCCGACGCATCTAAAGGACCTGTTATTTTATCAAGAAGCCCTTCTCCTAGTTTAGTTGCTCCTGCTTGCCCTTTAGTATAAGCCCATGAATCAAATGTTAAGTTTTTTTGTATTACTGTTCTTATATTTGAAGATGCTTTTTTCGGTTTTCCTTTTGCAATTTCCATACCACTAGCGTGGGTTTCGATAGTGTTAGAACCTTCTTTTTTCAAATTAATATTAGCTTTATCCTTTATCAATTTGCGATAACCATTCATAAATGTATCAACATTTATTTCACCATTAGTATAAGCTTTCAATAGAGAATCCATTGTAAACTTACCTTTTTCACCTAAATCAACTGTTGCACCCTTTTTGATAGCGTTTGAAATTCTATCCATTTCTTTCTGCGCACCAGGTAATCCAAGTTGGATACCTAATTTCAACGTAGCCATTGAATCTGCTGATAACTGGCTAATATCCTTACCGAATACACCGTCTAGTGTCTTCTTATATTTCTCGCTCAATGAATCTAAATCTGTAATACCTAAATCCATTGCAGTTTTTAAGGTAGCTAAATCTTCCTTGCCTAATGAAGATAAATCTTTCTTGAATATCTTGTTAAGTTGGCCATCGTATTTAGCTTTTAATTCCGCTTCGTCAATTTGACCAGACTTTAAACCATCATTTAATGTGGAAATGTCCTTTTTACCTAACTCAGTTAAATCTTTAGGAAATAGATCCATAACTTTTCCATTAAATGTACCTTTAATTTGGTCTAATGTTAAAGCTCCTGAAAACAAACCTTCCTTTAAAGTTTCAACATTCTTTTTACCAATTTCTGACAAATCTTTCCCTGCTAATGATTCGAGCTTTTGGCCAAAGAAGATTTTAGCCATCTCTGTTCCTTCATCAGTTCCACTTTGGAATTCATCGAAGAACTCTTTGGCTGTTTTCAAACCGTATTTACCTAAATCTATCTTATCAGCAGTATTTGTTAAATCTAACCCCCATTTTTCAGCGGCCTTAGTAACTTCTCCATCTGATTTAAGTCCATCAAGGTAAGCCGCTTTAGCTTTTTTAGATTGAGCATTAATCATAATTCCTGTAGCAGTCATTGTCGATTCTAACTTAGCTCTGTCTTGCTGGGCAAAAATATCAGCTTGTGCACCACTATGTCCTACAGATTTGTAATATTCATACTGTAAAGTTTCATAATCTTCCATTTGTTTTTTTTGGGTGTCTGTTAATTCACCTGACGACTTTATAAATTCTTGATTATTTTTCTTTGTTATAGCTAGCCATTCTTCAGAAGTTTTAACCCATCTTTCTTGTGATTCAACCCAATACCTTGTACCCGCCGCTCCACCTTCACTACGCGCCGCTTCAAGTGTTTGCATGTTATCCAAGTTCATGTCGTCAATTTTTTTAGCATGCTTCGCCATTGATGTTTTAGAAGCAAGAAAGGCTGCATCTGTTTTTACTGTTCTTTCAATTTTTTTAGCTTCTAAAGCTCCTAAAGCAATATCGTGATCTTTTTGACTCATTAAATCTAACCGTAAATTTTGTTCTAATATTTCTTTTGATTTATCAAATGCTTTTTGACTCTCTTTATTTGTCTTATCTTTTGCCTCTGTTAATATTTTGGATTCATCTTCATATTTACTTTTAGTTATTTGACCTTCTCGTTTTGCCCAACTCGAACTCATACCTTCTAAATCTCTGTAGCTAGCTGCAAATACACTTGTTTTTTCACCCACAAATGAGGTTAGAGTGTCAAACTCTTTCCTTTGAGCAACAGTCATATTATTAAGGTCTTTACCACTATCTTTTAGAAGCTCCTTAATTCTATCACTAGCTTTTTTCACTGCTTGAATTTCTTGTTCATAAGCTTTAGATGTATCCGTTTTAGTATCTAATTTCCACTTTTCACTACGCTCACCGTAATCTTTGTCAATACTATCAAATACATCTTCTGTTTCTTTTTTCAATTTAGAGAGTTGAGAAGTAACCTCACTGGCCATTCCTGTATAATTAGAAACAATTAAACCAGAAATCTTCTCTGACTTTTCACCAGAAAGTGTTTCTAATTGTATTAATTGTGTATTTGCTTCATCGCGCATAGTAACAAAGCCATCAGCTGCCTTAGCTGTAGCATCAGATACATCAGACCCAAACTTTTCAGTTGTTTTAGCAGTGATTTCTTGTTCTTCTTGATGCGCTTTAAATGCTTTTACACCTTTGTAAGCAGCAAAACTAATACCTACGATTGCTGCTGTTGCTGCTAAAGCAGGTAATGGGATACCCGCTAGAGCAGGAAGTAATGATTTACTAGATTTAGCCATACCGCCAATTCCAGCGTTGGTCATTTTAGCACTCTTTGAAACACCCATTAAACCAGGGTTCAACATACCCAACCCTTTATTTAATAATGACAACCCACCTACTGCAACAGAAGATACTTTTTGAACTCCAGATATTCCCAATGCAAGTGGTCCTATAGCGGCAGCAGTACCTGCAACTACCATTGTAGTTTTCTTAGCGCCATCTGACATGTTATCAATACTATTAATAAACTTAGTCACTTTTTCAGTCACATCAGAAATAACTGGGGCAAATGTTTTGCCCATCGATATACCGAATGCCACAAAGTTATTTTTCATCACTTTAATTTTCGATGCTGTTGTTTTATATCGTTCATTTGCTTCATTAGTTAATGCTGAATTTTCATCCCAAGCCTTTGTGGAAACATCCAGCGCTTTACCTAGCAACTTACTATTACCTGCTAAACGTAGCATTGTGTCAGCTTCACGAATACCTTGAATACCAACATCCTGTAAGACATCATTAAGGTTGGCTCCGTTTTTAGATGCTTTACCTAACCCCTCCACATAGAGTTGCAATGCTTTTGCAGGGTCTTCATTAAATAACTTAGTAAACTCATCGCTAGTTACACCTGCAACGCTTGCGAACGATGCTAATTTCTGTTCACTCTCATCTAACTTACCTATGAACTTTTGAAGACCTTTACTACTAAGATTCTTTTCAGCTTCAGCAATTTTTTCAGAATAATTACTATGAGAAGCTACAGCATTTTGCATTTTTTTCAACGCCATACTCATTGCTGTACCGCCTGCTTCGGCTTCGATACCAACCGAACTCATAGCTGTAGCAAGTCCAACAACATCAGCTTCACTCATGCCGATTTGATTACCAACACCTGCTAAACGCATCGCCATAGATGATATTTCAGATTCTGTAGTTGCAAAGTTATTACCTAAATCAACAATCGAACTACCTAATCTATCAAACTTTGTCTGGCTCATTTGCATGATATTTGCAAAACGTGCAAATTCAGTAGCCGCTTGTTCTTGTGTTAAGTTTGTGGATTCCCCTAAGTCAATAATCGTTCGACTGAATTTCGCGATGTTTTCTCGTTCAATACCTAACTGTCCTGCTGATTCTGCCACAGCTGCAATATCATTTGCTGATGCAGGTAATGCTTTTGACATATCAATAATAGTTTTACTAATTTCGGCATACTGTTCTTCTGTCGCATCAACAGTCTTTCGAACACCTGCAAAAGCAGATTCGTAATCGATAACTGCTTTAGTAGCACCTGCGAACCCTGCAACAATTGGTGTTGTGACACCTAATGTCATTTTACGACCAACAGCGGCAGATTTTTCACTCGCTGTTTCTAACTTTTTGCTATATGCTTCAAGTTCTTTCGAGCGTTTTGTGAATGGTGAATTTTCCACAGCTTGTGCTTTATTAAATTTATCTTGTGCCTTAGTTGCTCCATCAATACGTTTTGAAAGTGTATTGAATGATTCAACCTCTTTATTGACTGCCTTTTCTGCATTATTTAATGCTTTGGGCATATCTTGCAATTCTTTATTTAACTTAGTATATTCTTTCTGATTAGCTGAAACTTCTTTTTTAGCAGCTGCTAATTCAGTTTTATTAGCTGTTCCAGATTTCTTTACATCATCATAACGTTTCTTAGATTCGGTGAGGACTCTATTAGATTTTTCAATCTCACCGTTTAACGATTTATTGCGTTCTTGCAACGTTTTATAGTCACCTTGCGTTTGTTTAACCATCTTAGACTGGACTTCCATTTTCTTAGTCAATCCAGTTATAACAGCTTCATATTTCTTTGTGGATTGTTCGCCTTTATCAAACGCTGACAGGTTGGCTTTCATTTCTTGGTTAACGTTACCTAATGTACGTTTAAGACCTGCCATACCCTCGTCAACACCTTTTGTGTCCAATCCTAAGGCTATTTCCATACCTTTAATTCGTTCAGTGTTACTCATTAAATACCTCCTAACTAACCGAGATGGTCAAGAAATTCATGCGCTGGTATAGCTTTTTGTTTTTTAGCTTTTTTGGTTTCTTTCTCTAAGACCAACGTCAACAATCTTTCGTAGGGCTGACTATCAACTTCAGTGACGGTCCATCCGTAATTCGTCATGCAATATCTACGAATGTCGTTCAAAGTTTCAACTTGTTCTTCGAGACTTATTTCTTCCCCTGGTCTTCTTCCTCTTCTTCGTCTGATTCAAAGGATTCTGGAGATACAGCTTTCATGACATCTGTCAGTTGTTGTTCCCAGTTATCACGAGTTAATCCGTTCTTAATATCTGTGGGTGAAAGTTCTTCTGCCGCGAACAACTCACCAACATATTCAAGTTGCAAATTGATTCCACCAAAAATACTTGGCTCTTCTTGTTCTGTTAATTTGCGAATTTTTGATTGTAAAATAAAAAAATTCTCAATGTCCGCCAATGTTGCAACGCCACGAGAATATGTTTTTTCTTTGCCTGTGTTGGCATCTGTAAGAGTTAATGTAATTTTTTCGGTCATGTTATCCATCCTTTATTCGTATTTTAAAAAAAATAAAAAAGAGTAGGTTTCCCCACTCTTTTCTCTAGTTATTCTTCGTTAGCAGGTGCTTTAACAGTTACTACACATGTCGCTGTTTTAGTGCCTGCTTTAGCTGTGATTGTTGCACTACCTACAGCAATCGCTTTTGCAGTGCCATCAGCACCCACAGTTGCTATTTTCGCATCGCTCGTTGTCCAAGTTACTGTTTTATCAGTTGCATTTGCAGGAGCTACTGTAGCTGTTAATTTTTCAGTTTCTCCAACAATTTTAGCTAATGTCGTTTTATTTAACGTGACACCTGTTACCACGATAGGCAACGTTTCAAAGGCAGGAACATCAACCTTTGCACTTTCTAACTCACCAACTTTACGCGATAACGTAAAATCACCTTTTTCATATTTAGTTGCAGGCGTTAGCGCAGAAAGAGAAACCTCAGTCTCTCCTTCTGCAACCTTTTTACCTGTTTTATTGTAAGCAATTAACATGTTTACACCTCATTCCTAATCTGCTGTTATTTTAGCTGTAGTTGTTCCCGCAACTACTTTTAGACCTTTGGGCTTGTAACTGCTGTTTTAAATAAAGCTGTTTCAAATGCTGCTAACGCTTTAGCGCCTTTACCTTTACCAAATACGCGCGCTTCGCCATCGATTTGCTTAGTCACAAATTTACCTTTAAGTGCATCTGCTTCTAATTCTTTAGGGTCTTTTTCTTTTGTATTAGCTTTAACACTTTCAGTTGAGAATTTACCTTTAGGTAATCCAAAATACACATCGTTTCCTTGAGGGTCTTGAGATTGTGCAAGCAATGCAACATATGGTGCAATTGTGTTTTCACCCGACCAAGAAATCCCATCTTCGCCTTCTACTTGACCTAACACCGCGTTTAATACTTCGTCTGGTAAGTCTAAAACTGACATATTAACATCAAGCTCCGTTGCACCTTGTGATAAAACGTAGTAAGCAACATCTGACCCGTATTGAGTAATAGGTTCAATATCAAAACCATTGATTTCAATATCTACTGTTGCACCTTTGTTAGTTTCACCGTTGATTGTAAATGTTTTTGTTACTTTATCATCTTCACCTAAAATACCTATTTTCACTTGTTTAAATCCGACTAATGACATAATTAATTCACTCCTATTTTCTGTTTTTTTGTATTTAAAAAGACACTCTATTGAGTGTCTAGTTGATAACGGAATGGAATGCCTATATATCTCCGAGCATCCACATACCGTTTTGTTCCATTAAAATATTCATCAAAACCATTCGTTTGTTGATATAAATTAATGTTTTCTAATTCTTTTCGTATTTCATTTTGCACAATTTTCACAACCTTACGATCATTCGATTGCACATCAATCTGATATAAATATTCTTCCGCGTGATTCGTATTACCCCCATAATTAACTGGAACAGGAACGTCCAAAGGAATAATTATCATGAACGGTTTGTCAGTTGCAGCAGTTTCTGGAAGTTCGTAGTAAAAAATACGACTTCCACACTGTGCTTTTATGACTTCATTAGTTTTTAATTTTTCATAGATTACACTTAGCATGTCTATCATAATTTTTTACTCAACTCCTCTTTCACTACTTTGAAGTAAACACTTTCGCTACTTCTCAATGACCTAGCAATAGCCCCCACACCTCGTGGAAGTATCTTTTTACCATTCTTTGTGTAACCAAACTCGTTCAAATGAATGAGCCTGTAGCGGTCCTTAGAACCTCGCCAATTGACTACAATTGTACGAACACCGTTTTTGTAAATTGGTTCATTGACATTAATTTCATCTTTCGATGCACCAGTATCTTTAAAAGTGTCGAAATTCTTTTCTAATTCACTAACAAAAGGTTTTGAAGCTTGCTTTAATGCATTATCAACAATCACTAGCATTTCATGACGACCAAACATTTCAGATAGTTGATTCTCAACTTCTTTAATGCCTTTGATGTCCACACTCATGATTTCAACCCTAAAACTACGGTCACAAAATCATTGTTTGTGACATCGTGTCTTACATCAATTACGTTGAAACGTTTACCTGTGTAGCGATAATCAAATATCTCCACAAAATGCTTGTTGGTGACTGTGTATTCGCCCTTTGTATCACGTACAGTAATCGTTACAGCTTCTTTAGTCTCTACAGTGGATAACAACTCTAAATCTTTCATAGAGCTGTTATAAACCTCTGCAAAACATGTAAATAAAGAAGTTTTTTCATAATCACCTGGTTCAGGACCAGATGGACCATACTCGAAAAACTCAACCGCTGTTCTTAACTTTCCAGAATGCACTTTCGGTGGATTATACTTTTGTTTCATCTGAAAAACCTCCCAAAACTGACTCCAATCCTACAGACGTGAGTTGAGAGCGAAAGTTTTCATCGAAAAATTCAACCGAATCATTATAAACATAACGAGAACGTTCAAGCGCCAACTCAATTGCTCGATTGTTGTTATCCAATGTAGCTAAACTACATTTATGTTTAATATCATCCACAGATGCTTTGATGATCATCAATAAATTAGCATCTTCAGCACTGTGAGAAATATGCATTCTATTTTTAAATTCAATTAACAATTCTTGCTCCATGAAATCCCTCCTTAATCAGCAGTTAAGACTGCACTATCAGTGTCAGCCTTTACTTTGATATTTAGAGGTGGCTTAGGGCGTTTCAATTTTCAAGTCCCAAATCGCCGCAACTTTATCATCTTTAGCTTTGCCATATGCAAATTGTTTTGCAGTGTATAAATCTAAATCTTCTAAAGCGAGTGTTTGGTCGTATTTTTGGATATTTACACCACCTGCTACATAAGCATCGTAACGTTCTGCAACGTATGAGATAGCTTTTTTAGCTGGAACAAATACTGATTCCAAGATTGTTAAGTTGAAAGGCATAGCAGTTACATAAACACCGTTCGCGTTAAGGTGAGTGTATTGAGTGCGTACATCCCAAGCATCGACTGGGTTAACTAACAAAGTAACTTTCCCTGCTGAGTTAAAAGCTTTTTTGTTTTCTTTGATAGAGTGGTATTTAAATACTTCAACTAATTCTTTAACAGTCGATTTAGGGTCTGAAAATGTCAACGTACCTGTCGCTTTTTTCTCTGGGTGCTTGCCATCTACAATTGCAACATCTTTCTTCACTTCACGAGTTAAACCGATAGGTTGTTCTTTACCGTCACCTGTAATAAACCCAATTTCTAACGCAACTGAAAACGCTTCAGTGATTTGAGTAACAACATAACGTTTAATCCAAGCAGGACCAAAGTCGTTTAAATCTTTTGGTAACACTACAAATGCTGTTAATTTGTTTTGAATTGCTTCTTCATCGCTAAATGCAGCATCTAATTGCCCTTTAATTTCACCAAAGATTTTACCCCAAACCGCAACGCCGCTTGTTTCTGATTTCAAGAATTTCAAACGTAAACCAGTTGTTTTCATTCCGATTGATGCCAAGAATGGATGTTCAGTAGTTAGATCTTCGAAAATTTCATCAATGACAGTTTGTGGTAAAAGTTTTTCTTCTTTATAACCAACCTCTGTATTAATATCGTTGAAGAATTTAGTTACTTCTGCTGTCATTGTTGGGTTGCCACGAGTAGCATCAAATAGTTTTTCAGCTTCGTTACGTGATTCTTTACGACTTTCTGCGAGTAAATCCTCAGCCATCGCATTCATCATGTTCATGTAAGCTTCGTCCTGCTCGTCTTGTGGTGCTTTTTTTGCAACTAAGTCAGCGAAAATCGCTTTTTGTTCGTTGTATTTTTGTAAACCTTTAAGTTTCATTGTCATTATTATTCCTCCTATTTTTGGGTATTAAAAAAAGAACCTTTTAGTTTTAGGTTCTTCCGTTTGATTATTTTCAATTGCTGTTTCATCAGTGTTTAAAAATTCTTTTTTCAAATCTGATACAGCTTCAGCAACCATTTCTTTCAATTGAACTGTATCGACTGAAACGCTCACGGGTTCTGCAGGTACTGTCTTACTATTCAACATTTTATTAATGACCGCTTGCGGGATAGCTGTTGCAGGCATACTAGCTACTAACTTAACTGATTCATCAGCAAAAAGAATTTCATCTGCAAACCCTTTTTCTTTAGCTTCCACAGCAGTTAACCATGTTTCTTTATTCATCAGCTCTAAAATTTCAGTTTGTTCTAAACCAGTTTTAGCTTCATATGATGCTGAAATAGATTTATTGTAATTCTTAATTACTTCTGACTGATGGGCCAAGTCTCTATAATCACCCGATGCGCCAGATGAAACATTGTGAATCATAATTTGTGCTGTGGGTGAAATTTTAACTGTGTGACCAGCCATAGCAATAACTGATGCAGCAGATGCCGCAATACCAGTAATCGTAACGTTGACTTTACCATTGTGAGATTTCAAAGCTGTATATATCTCACTGCCTGCAAACACGTCACCACCACCGGAATTAATATTAATATCAATATCCTCACCATCTACGAGTTGAGAGGTGACAGTTTTAGGTGATGTTGCTTCAATATCGAAATAATCGTAAATCCATTGTTCCGAGTTGGAAATAATTGGGCCATTAACCATAATTTTTTTCATTAATTATCACCTCCTTTCAAGTCTGTATTTTCAGTACCATTTGAATAGTTTTTAGTTACTAAAAACTCGTCTAATCCATCGACAGCATCATAACCAAAACGAATCCTTACTTCATTACGACTAAATGACCCTGAACCAACTAACTTATCAATAGCTTCAGCTAATTTAAGCGGATTAGGCACATTCATTCCGAATATCTTAAATCTATGACCGCGGTTATATTGATTCGCATCCAAAAGAGAACCGTTTAATTCGTCCTCAATTTTCTGTATCAATGGCGCAACCGTAAAATCTAGGTAAAACTCTTTGTTGCTTTCTAAATCCACAACAGAGCCATGAATTAAGTTAGGTGGAATACCCATTGCTGTTGCAATAACATCAACCATCGCTTTTCTCAGCGTTTCCATTTCATCAATACGCTGTGACGTTACTCCGATTGTGTTAGAGACTTCTTCATACTTAAACGCTGATGTTTGTGGAACGATTGCTAGTGACTTCTTATCAAATGATGAATACAAGCTATCGATGTACTCTTGTAGCGGGTTTATCAGTTTTTCATTTGACGAACCATTATCATCGCCGCTTTTTTTTCTTTTTTCTGCGTTTTCTTTATTAATTCTCTGTATTTTCTGCATTTCTACTGCATCAATATTTACGACACCCCTAATTTGGTTATTACGCATGGCTACTTCAATAAGGCGAGAAAAAAGAGCGCTGTAATCATCGAATAGTTCATCGACAACAGCCCTCACATTCTTATTTTTATAGCGTAGATAAATAACCTCGTTACGTTCAAATGTTCGTTTAAATGTAAATTCGTCAACAGTTACTTGTGAAAAACGATTTTCAAGAACCGCATATTTTTTCTGCTCAAAACTATCAGCTATTAATAAATCATCATCGTCACTCAAAACAATCAAACATTCATTGTCGTAAACCAATTTAGTAATAACTGATTCCCAAAAATCTGATGCTGTTTGGTTTTTGTTGGGTTTAACGTTCAGTTTGTGTAACCAGTCAGAAGGGATTGCCTTATTATCGTTGATCAGACTAATTTTATTTTGCGCAATGGACCTTGCTAGAAAATTGATGCAATCCTCTAAAGCCATCCGTTTGATATAGCTTCTATCAGCGCTTTCTTGAAGATAATGCAGTCCAGATAAATCAATAACTTTACTTCTGCTGAACAGATTTGAAACACTTGCAAAAAATCCCATTTATCATTTCACCCCCTTTCCTTAAAAATCAAGGTCATTAAACATATCCAAGAAACCAGAAACGTCAATATCTATAATTTCATCAGCACGCCATAATGCGTGAACAAATGCTTGGAAACCATCAGTTTTACGTCTGTGTTCGTCTTTTTTCAAGAATTCCTTGTTACCGTCTTTCTTAGTGTGGACGGCAATGTTATTCGTGTACCAACGCATCAAAGGATTGTCACCAAAAATAATATTTTGATAGGAAAACATATCTTCGATACGTGGCGCTAGCAAACTATGCGCAGCGCGAGGGTTTCTTACAACTTCATACTCCAATCCCTCCGCTTCAAATAACGGTCTGAATAAATCCATACGGAAATTATCAGCAATTATTTTCTGTAAACCATAAATTTCACGCATTTCAACAAACCAGTTAATGATATGTTTAGGGTTAATAGAGGGTTCATCCACAATAGTGAGCAAGCCTTGTTTTTCCCATTCGTGAATTGGTGGCTTTAGTTTAGCCACGTCCAAATAACCCTTTCTAGCGAAAGAGTGTGTTTTCCAAATATAATTATCGCCATCTCGGAATAATAATCCCACAGCAGCAAAGTCTTTAATGCTACCGTAATCCAGACCACCTATACAAGCTTTATTTTTTAAATTAGGCATTTCTCTGTTGGTTGCCATAATGTCTTCCCAAGAAGCCACAACCTTGTCAGAATCAACTTCTGGTAGGTTCATACGCTTAGTCATAAACGCTGACCGTCCGCCAGGATTGTTTTCTAATGCTTTATATTGTGTTCTTACTTTTTTTAGTAATTGTTTTGCATATTTCGATAATGGAAGTTCGAATGTTGGATTCGCTTTTTGCCAAAGTGACTCATCGTCAACTTCTTTCGCAATATCCAGTTTACATAGGAAAGGGAATATCCTATCATCTGCACTTTCACCTCGTAAAACAGCCATACAACGTTCCATGAGCTTATCGTAAAACCCTTCACGTACAAAACCATTCGTGCCAATAAAAAACTCACGTCCGTTAAAAATCTTACCTAAACCACCACTAAAAACGTCAACAACTTCCCGGCCTTCCATTTCGTGAATTTCATCGTACATTATACAACCTTGACGACCACCATCTTTTGTTTTAGCGTTCGATGTTTTGAACATAAATGTTGAACGTGTTTTGTTATTTGTGATACCAGATTTACGATGATTGTATGCTTTCTGTAATATAGCATTACCATCCACAATATCGAAAAATTCTTCAAAGCTGACTTTTGCTTGTTCCTCACTATTGGCAACAATTGAAACGTCATATTTTTTTATGCCATGCTTATTGCTCGTAAAAAAAGCAGCGAGAGAGGACATAAAACCATTCTTACCGCCACCACGACCTAACGTGATGAAAAATTCTTCGTAGAATAGTGAATCATCCTCTTTGAACCTTAAAAATATAAACGGTGTGATAAACTTTTCCCATTTTGCCAATGGAAAGAAGTATTTTGTTGTAAAGGCAACGTAATCATCAATCATTGTTTCATCAAAATAAATATCGTCACGATTCAAAATATATTTATCTAAGTATTCAAGCAACATAATGCGTTCTTTATTTAAAACAATATTCCCACATTCATATTCGGAAATATATTCTTCTATATAAACGTGTGAAATCATAATCCATCATCGTCCTGATCACTATCAATAAAAGTAAATGTTTTTTCTAATGAAAGTAACGCGGTATTAATTTTATTCTTAGCATCAATTGCAGGATGAGTTTTCACGAAGGATTGTTTGCCGTTTTCAGTTGTGACAACGGGACCTTGTTCTTTAATCGCATCATCTAATTGATAGTAGATATCCAATAAATTTAGATACCTTTTTACTTTTTCAACTTCACGTGCGCTATTGATATTAACGTTTCTCATCAGTTCTTTTTCAATTTCACAAAACTCTAAATCTCGTATATTAAAGCCCAATTCCCGACACCCCCCTTCATGTAATTTTCATTTTTTCTGCGCAAAAGCCCCCCACCCCGTTCCCCACAAGGGATTTCAGCGTTGAAATATTTTGGACGGGGGTGTTATCTGTTGCTAAAAGTAAAATGATTTTTATTTTTCTTTCGTTTTTTACCATCTTTCATCTGTCCACTTCGGAATTTTCTTTGTAAAACGATTATGTTTTTGATTATGATGCCTCACACATAATGTGATTAGATTATCTATTTCAAGTCCTAACTCTGGATAGTGTTCTAAGTCCTTTACATGGTCAACGTCTAAGCGCTTATGCTTATCTGTATCGTGCTTGTTAGTATAAGTAAGACCCTCACGCTTGCACTGTTGGCATTCGTAGTTGTCTCTACTCAATACTTTAAGTCTTACTTGACTCCAAGCCTTAGCTTTGTAGAACTTAGAACGTTCTTCTTTAGTTAGCATTGGACTGGTCGGGTTCTGATTGGTTAGGTTGCTGTGGTGTTTCGGTTGGCTCTGTTGGTTGAGCTGGTTGCTTGCTGAAGTATAGCTTGACTAACTCCTCTTGAAGCAATGCGATGTCAGCCATTGTAATGTCGTCCACATGCTTGCGTACGCCAGTCTGTTCTTCTATGAACGTTTGGGTTAACTGTATGTTGTGTGGTGTTGTAGCGACACCTCGCATTGTTACAGCAAGGATTGTAGCAGCTTCATCTGCTCGAACACTGTACGCTGAAAAGATACTGTCAATCATACTAACGATTGCGTCAAGGCTCTTCTCTTTTTGTAGATCAATAAGGTTGTTAATGTATGGATAGTTAGTGTTAGGTTTGACGTTCGGTGTGTTAGGTTCAGTTGATTGCTTAGCCTTTGGTTGTTTGGTGTTAGGTTGTTTGCCTTTAGATTGTTTAGTTGTCATTATGTTTGCTCCTTTCATTCGCTTACTTCGGGTCTGATTTGTAGGTCGTTGCAGTATGAGTAGTCTTCTTCCTTAATGTAGAGCGTTACTCCATCTAAACTATTGAAACGATTCGTGATACATTTCATACTTCCGTCTGCCATTCTTGTATATATATCTACACAATGAAAGGTGACAAGAATGTCTGCCTCTGATATGTCTACAATTCGATAGCCTTTCGCAGTATCGTCTTTACTATTAGATGTCACAGCAACCATCAAGTCGTTGAATGCATCGCTAGATAGAGATACTTTATTCCTGCGATACTCTGCTTCAAACTCATCACCAAAGCCTCGAACGATTTTAGATGGTCTGTTTTTATCAGATAACATTCTCACTTCCACATATGGAATGTTGGAGTCTACTTCTTCAAATGTTTTAGTTACCCAAATGAATTTAATACTTTCAACCCAATCATCTGCACCGTATGGAATGCCACCATCAAGCGTGACAATCGGAACGTCACCAAGATTCGGTATGCGAATGTTTATGTAATCATCCGTTGGTTTGTGTTCTTTCTGCTTAACTGTTAACTTTGTTCTACGTTTAAATAGCTTTAACTGTTTGCCGAATAAATTAACTTGGAAATAAGATTCAGCAATCGTTTCGGTGTTGTCTTTATTGATAGATAAAACTAATATATGTTTAAACATTGTTATCACTCCTTAACTTAACTTAATTTAATGTATGAAAAAAGACACCCTATTGGATGTCTAGTTTGTGGTCTGTGCAATATATGCACTAACCACTTATGATGTTATACACCGCCGTGCAGAATGACCTGCAATGATTTCCACTCTCTTTTAAATACTACGGAATCCTTTACCGTTTCCAGTCTCATCTTTCACACTTATTGTCATCAAGCTACTAACCAAGTTTTACTTAAACTAACGGCAGTTTATATAGTGTGGCAAGACCGTTTTTATAATCCACACACGCACGTCTGCGTTTATTTTAAGCTATACCTACGAGCTTCGGAAATCGCTGAGAGTTGTTGTTTTGAATCGATACCCACAAAGGATTGCTAGTAACCTAGCTATTGCTGTACACAATATGATGCTCGGTAGCGGCTTTTCCGAGCCATCATCTACCTATCACTTGCTGACGTCCCGAACGTCAGTGTGAGCCAACTAATTGTATGTACCGCTCCCACAGCCACACAAGTTAATCGCCCATCAAGTTTTTTAACTAATATCATCGTAACATGGATTTATCAATAGATGTGTTGGCAAAATGTAGGCTACACCTTTGTACCATTGAATTCAATTATCTTTTTCAATCGTGCATGTCTGTCACGGATGTACTGATAACTATATCCAGTTAACAAAGCTATCTCAGACAGCGACAACTCATCCACATATCGCATAATTAATATGCGATTATCCAGTCCCTCAAAACATTCAATCAAAGTTACGATTCTTTCACGATGCAATTGCTTTTCTTCTAATTTAGTTTTCAAGTTATTAATCACCTCTTTTATTTCACCTTGTTTTTCAAGTGATGTTAAGAACGTTTGTGTTTTCTCTAAATCCCCACCATCTAACCAACGACTCAACTCTTTTTCCTTACACTCGATTTCCAATTCTAAAATATCAATATCTGTCATTGTGTCATTGTATAATCTCAACCACTCGTAATCGTGTATGGTAATCACCCCCTTTGGTTTAAAATAAGCTGTGTATCTTTTAGGCACTAAATGAGATTCTTTGTGCTTAATCATATCTCTTGGACCTCTTTCATATGACTTAACAAACTCATGACCCTCAATAACTTTCTCACCCACAGCTCTGCAAAAATCTTGATAGTTGCCAGACCTTTCAATTCTTATGAGTTTCATTGTTAGCCCTCCTTTATTACTATATAGAACCCGCTACACTCCCCAATAATTCTTGCTCACTCGTATTTTTGGTTCGCCTTCAAATTTCAAACGTTTAGCGATTCGTTTTGCTTTTTTCTTGCTACCGAATAAAGTAGGCGATATTCCAGTTAGTCCAGCATGCTTACCGTATTTTACATAAAACCAAAGTTTATAATCGTCACTAAATTCCAAAGATATGATCCATTGACTCTTTCTTCTTTCTTGTGAACTTTCTGTTTTACTTGCCATTTTGTTCACTCTCCAACTTCTCAATCGCACGATTAATATACCAAACAGCTTTCTTTAAGTCTTCCACAGTATTATTTTTAAATGGCGCTCTGATTAAATACTTAATCGCATTGCCGATATGATACTTCACATTGGATTGATAACCTGCAGTCACATCTTCGATAATATCGATCGCTTCGATTTTTGTTTGATTGTAATGCGACGGTGAATTGACTGTGTCATTTTGTTTGATTAGGTTGTATGTTTTTCTAGCAATATCTACATCTTCTTCAGTTGCCTTGCGTACATCTTTGTAGTTAACGAATTTGTTAATACTGCTTCTTAAAACGGTGATTGGCATTCCTGCATAACTAGCTTTCATTTTACTTTTTCTTACAATTGTTCCGTTCAAAAGACCATGAGCGCATGTGTCGTCAATAATCACAAAAAAATCACCGTCTGTAACATTATGCTCAGATAATAATTCCTCAACATCTTTAACGTAGCGGTAGCGCTTGAACGGTGACGGCAAATGTCCTCTAATTTTAGAACCATCTTGCATGGTACGTTCCGCCAACGGATACCGTTCGTTATCGACTGCGAAATAAAACGATTGTTCAATATGACTGAAATAACCATCCCTCCTATGAGAAGTTTTCGTCATACTTAACAAATCACCAGTACTACAACTACCATCTGTTACTTCTTTATACTCCTTACCTTCATAAATCATAAATCTGCCTCCTTTATAAAAACACCGTTAACCATCTTACCTTTGCGGTCCTTAATCTCGTTATAAGCAATTTGTATGCATTCTTCCACAGATATGTTTAATTGTGTGCAAAGTACCGTTAGCACTACCACAATATCTCCTACAGCATCTTTTGTAAGTGCATCGTTACTTCTTGCCATCGCTGAAGCTAACTCGCCTGTTTCTTCCATCAATTTAAGCATTTGTTTGTTCGGGTCTGCCGTGTGAAGATTGCGGTCAGTTGCCCACTGTTCGATTAATTTAAACATTTATTTGTCCTCCAATCGTAATATTTCATTTTCATGTCTTGCCGTTTTGCATTTCCCATCGTCGTAACTAACCGCAACCAAATTTTGTTGAGTTGTTTTCATATATCCAATGATTAGAGATAAAGTTAGTTTATTATCTACAATGATCAGCACTTTTTCATCTGTTTTAAAGTTAGTATTCATTCCGTCACCTCGTTTAATTTATATTCCAAATACATTGCCATAAACTTCTATTTCTTCATGAACATCACACAAGTCTGCACAAGCTGTTCCGTAAGAATATACGAACTTTCCATTGTGAAACTTGATTGTTCTGTAGGTTGTGCCGCAATCTCCTACAGCTTCATCATCGGCATATATCGGCTTTCCGTTTTTATCTTTGAAACCCGAATATTGAGATAAAGTAACCGGTATAACTTCTATGCAGAAGTCACTAATTCGCTCTATCGGGAATGATAGGCTGTCCGTTACTGCAGTAATAATAAACGTGGCACTACCGAAACTGTTTACAATAGGTACGCCATAAACATATTTTTGTGTTTCTTTGCTTACCGCTCTGAACATCGTTTCTTTCATGATTGCGCACTCTCCTTTTCATACTTAGTTTTCAAAGTTTCAATTTTCACATCATAATCGTCTGTTTTTAAGTTTAAAATATCTTTGCCTAGACAAGAATGCAGATAACCTTTACTCTTTCCGATGTAAATAGATGCGTCCAATAATGAACTAAAAATCAATTCTGAACCATTTTTATTCACTGTTACCTTATATTTTTTATGTCTGCGTATTTCTTCATCCGTGTTCAATGTCTCTAATTCGACACCTAAACTGCGGATTTCTTTTCACACAGTGCATTTACAATTTGTCTTTGAAATGAAGCCAACTTCTGGGTGACTATCATATAAATCACCAATTTTTATTATAATTTCACGTTTTCGTTTCTTTTTATCCATCAGTATTCACCCCCACAATTTTTAATGCATCTTCTGCTGATCGTGCGACACCTGCAAGCACTCCGTTTTTAATCATTGCTTCAATAAATGTTTTCTGTTCTGGTCTGATACGACCCGTTTCGTTTTTCACTTCCACAAAGAACATTTTTCCGTCAACAATGCGATAGCCAAACAAATCACTAAAACCTTTTGGCAATCCAGTCGAAACTGGTATTCCTGTTTTCGTATAAAACAAACCAACATTCCCTCGGAAACACACACAACCATTTGAAGATAATGCCACTCTTATTTCATTTTGTATTTGCTTTTCAGATTTCATGCTTACCTCCTAAAAAAACTAAAAAATTTAAAATAGGGAGGCTAGGGATGGTAGGGAGGGATGATAGTTACTTTCAACACTTTATATATAAATATATTTTATTTATTTTTTATTTACTCTTTTATTATTATTACTATCCCTACTATCCCTAAAAAGAATAAAGAGTATATATAAATATAGTAATAGCAAGGGTTTAGGAGATTTTTGACTTTTCACCCAACTATCCCCAAACACTCCCTAAACTGTCCCTTGCCCTCCCTGAAAAATGTTAATTGAAGCTTTTTATATCCAAGTTGTACGGTTGGGATTCATCTAATAATTGAACACCGTCATACATCATGACTCCATTTGACTTTCTTTTATTAAATTTACCTGCCATTTCTTTGCCAAATTTTGTATTGCTCATCATATATTGACCGTTTTTACTTGCCCAATCTCTATAAGATTCGTAAAAAGTTTTCCCTTTAACCGTTTTTCCAATACCTACCACACAACACTCATTAATGAATAATGCTGTTGCATCCATTTCTTCACGATAATCTTTACTAGCCGCTTCAACTATTGCAGGACGTTTTAAGCCCTCTCTCTGCCATTTTAAGCAGCCCTCAACAGCCCAATTTAAAATACCTACGGATTCACGTTGCAGTTTGTATTTAAGGTTTTTATCGACCTTTTCATCGGGTATTTGCACATTGAATGGTATTAAATTTAAACGTCTCCAAATCCCATCGTCCGTCCCTCGGATAATTGGCTTATGGTTTGTTGCTAGCCACAATTTAAATTCTGGGTTAAACTCGAACTCTCTCCCATACAATTGCCTTGCAGTGACCTTATCGCCCCCTGTGAGCTGTTTTACTAACCCCTCGTCCAAACGCAAACCCTCGTTCGGTTCGCTTGATGTGACGAATCTAGCGCCTTTTAAACGTGCTATATCTGTGTTAGCTCCACCAGATTGCTTCACCATAATTGTGGAAGCCTGCATGTTAGTCGCATAACTCCCTACAATGTTTGAAATAGCATCTAAAAATATAGATTTACCGTTACGCCCGTTACCAAAAAGGATGAAAAGTGATTGCTCTCGTGTGGATCCAGTGAGTGAATATCCCACTGCCTTTTGAACGTACTCAATCAATTCTTTGTCGTTATCGAATATCTGGTTAATGAAGTCTATCCACTGTGGACAATCAATTTTGTTGGTGTATTCAACGTCAGCTATACGTGAGAACATTTTTGCCTGTTCATGGTCGTAAAGCTCACCAGTCACTAAATCGAGATAACCATTTTGCACATTGAATAATGTTTTCTCTCTATCAAATTCTTCTGGTAAAACTGCCGTTCTGTGTTCGATTTCAGTCAGCATATTTTTCTTTGATGTAGTACCTCGTGATTTTTTAATATGTTTCTGAAATGCTTTTTGTACTTCTTCATCTTCTTTTTCATCACCTGTGGCAGAAACCTTTTCATTTCTCATATTTTCTACAACTGTATCTGCCATTGTTCTGACAATACCTGTCATATCTAGTTGCCAACTTTTACCGTCATAATAATAAAAAGCCTTATCAATAAATGAAAATCTGACATAACCGTCATATGTTTCAATGAATCGGTCTGCATTGCCTGTGTCGTCATAACTAAAAAACTTTTGTGGTTTCTCTTTATCCTCTGTTTTAATGTAAATTGCAAAATCATCATCTGATTTTCTAGGCTGATAGATATTCCCACATTCATGAATCGCTTTATTTAACAATTCAGCGCCGTATGTGGTGTTTTTACGTTTCATATCGTACTTCTCACGCATTAGCTTTGAACTTCTGAATAAACTGTCCATCATAGCAAAATCTCTACCTGTCCAAAATGCTAAATCATTAGCAAATGCCATATCCGCTTCGGATTGTGAAGTGTAAACTGTTTCCCAACCACCGTACAGACAAATTTCAAAACGTTTGCCTGTTTTACTGGCTAAGGCCTTTTCAATAACTTCTGCTTCAGATAGTATGATTCGCTTTTCTTCAGATTTAGGTAGTAGTGAGAGATGCGTGATTTTTTCATGTGATCCGATATATTTTTGATGCAGCGGTTTAATCGTTTCAGTACAATCAACAATTTTTTGATACTGTTGTGTAACGATATGACCTGTAACAACGAAAAAACGCCCCTCTTCGTAAAATTCATAATTACCTTTTCTACGTCCACCCTCGGGTAAAGTACCTTTACATAGTATGTGGATGCCTGTATTTGACACTGAATATTCAGCGTAACTTTTTAACGTATCAGTGAATTCACTGACAAGGTTATTGTCAGTGTCCCCACCTAAATACATCGTTATATCTTCTTGCGCATTATCAATATCCACTCCGAAAACGCCATTCCCTAACATAAAACCTATACCATCAAACTCACTGCTCTTTTGTAGAGCAGTATCAAAGTCTGACCAGGTATCTGAATTATTGCTTTGGGCTAACTTTCCTGTATGTGGATTAATCGGTTTCTTAGTAAGTTTTCCGTTCTTCTTTGCTGCAGAAGTCCAACAAACCCACTGATTCATTTCTTTTAACTCGACCGGAATATGTTCATACATTAATTACACCTCGATTTATTATATTTAGAACGGGAGGCTATCATCTGAAATTTCAATTGGTTTCCCTGGATTTGAAAATGCTTCTGATTGGCTATCGTCTTTTGTTTTAAATACGTGATTGAATGTCGGGAACTTAGTTGTTTCCCATTTTTTTACATTTAAGTTGTTGTAAGTTGTACCATTAAATTCTGATGTTTCATTTTTAACCGTTACACGGCAAGTTTTAAGCGTGAAGTCTTGAAGCAATTCATCGAGTGAGTTGTATTGTTTACCGTTCGGTAATTGCAAAGCCTTACCAATCGTATTAATCGCTTGTGCGTTAAACTGGCCAGTTTCTTTTGAAGCCCAAATTTTATGGAATACATATTGGTTCTTACCTTTTTGCTCAATATCGTTACGAACAATCATTGATAAGTTGATAAATTCAGTTCCGCTTTTGGCTGCATCTTGCTTAGTGAGGTAAACAACCACCTCGTAAGTTCCATCTTGTAATCCGCCTTCAAAAACATTTTCGTGATCTAAAGTAAACATTGACATAATAATTTCTCCTTTTGGCTCGTTGGCCTTTTTATTTTTTTTGGTTTGGTTAAACTTCTTCTTCGATGTGTAAATCAGCTGGAATATCGTGTTTCTTAGCTATTTCTTCGTATTCTTTGCGCGTGAATCGGGTTTGGTATTTTTGTGATTGTATTGCAGTGTTGTAAAACAGTTCATTGCCTTCAGCATCGTAATTTAAGTAATTAACAAGTTTATCTAAGTGAGGTAACCGATAGCGAAAAATTTTACTGTCGCTTTCTCTCGTCAGTAATTGCCCAATCGAAACATCTAATTCCTTGCACAAAATTTCAAGAGTATTGAAGTGGACACTTTTCGTTTTCTTGTTAGCAAAAATCGATAAGGCTTGTCTTGAAATACCTGTCCTTTCAGCCAATTCAGTAAATGACATATTTTTATGTTCCATTATTTCATTTAAATTTATTTTCATAATCTCCCACTCTCCTTATCTAATCCCTAACCGCTTCGCTTGAATCCAGGCCCAACCTTTTTTATATTTTTTTCTTTCGCAAGCTCCTGCAACTCTTTCAAACTGCTGCATTCATCTGCTGTTTTAAAATTCAACTTCATTTCGAACTTATCAACTTTTTCAAGGTCTTGGTCCACTTCTTCGTATACCGTTTCTTTCACCTCGATTGGCTGTTCATGCCCACAGTATGGACATTTGCGGTCAATGCCTGCATAAGTACCAAAACACTGCACACACGTTTTTACAGGTGTTTCAATATCGTATTTCGCTTTCTTTTTGGTGCTTAACGTCCACTGACGGCTCATATCTGGCAGACCGAATGTATTCACATTATCTACATGGTCAATGATGACAGAGCGCTTATTCGGCTTATAACGCATACCGCGCATAGACTGTTGAATGTACAACGATAATGATTTTGTGGGTCTTAGCATTATTACTGTGGAACAATCGGGAACGTCAAAACCCTCTCCGATTAAATCAACATTGCAAAGGACCTTAATCTCTTTATCTCGGAACGCTTGTATGGTGTCGTCACGTTCCTTTTTGTTTGTCTTTGCATCAATATGTTTCGCCGTTATGCCTGCATCATTGAATGCCTGTGCTGTTTTCAAACTACTATCTAAGCTGTGGCAGTAAGCAATAGCTTGCTCTCCCTCAGCTAATTTAAGATAGTGTTTTATCACATCACCGTAAATTGCTTTATGGCTTTCTAACTCCTTATCAATAGATTGCTTAGTAAATTCCTTTAAGTGACCTATCTTTAAGTTTTCTTGCTGCATGAGCTTTGGTGCATAGTAATCGTAAGGTGCTAAACGTTCGTTTTCTATTAACCATTCAACCGACACGCCTTCTATTAGAATGTCGTTGATTCCACCCAATCCATCACCGTTTAAACGTATTGGTGTGGCTGTGAAACCTAAGCGCCTTACGTCACTGAAATAGTCATAAATCTTTTGATAAGATGCTGCTAATCCATGATGCGATTCATCAGTGATAATTAAATCGGGCGTAAGAGTTTTATCTAAGTTTCTTACAATTGTTTGGACCATTGCGAATTGCACATAATTGGTATCTACTCCCACAAACTCGAATGTGTTTTTAATCTGATCTATCAATTCTTTACGGTGGACTAAAAACAACACTCGTTTTTTATTTGCAGTTGTTTTCCGAGATATTTCAGCAATCATAATTGATTTGCCAGAGCCTTCAACCGCAAGGACTAACAATACATGGACTGTTATAACCTTGCGCAAAAGCCCCCCTTGTGCGGTCAATTAAATCTTGTTGATAATCGTATAACTCAATTGCCATCTTTTTCATTCCATTCTTTAATAAATTCTCCAAAATTATTTATTTTAATTTTAGGAGTAGTTAAAGCCCTTTCTACGTCCCAACCTCTTCGTATTCTCTCACCTAAACATTTTTTAGATAACCCAACTTTTTCTGCCCATTGAGCAATCGTCATCTTTTCGCCTTTATATTCCAGGTGATGATTCGCTGCTGTATTGTTAGCTTGCTCTTTATAGGTTGCCCATCTGCAATTAGACGGTTCGTAATTGCCATCACCATCTATACGATCAATTGTTAATCCTTTACCATCTTCGTATCCATTCATTAGGCACCATTCATAAAAGGTTGCGAACGAATCATCCCACTCTTCGCAAATCTCAATACCTTTGCCACCATATAAATAATATTTGCTAGAGTTGGGATTTTTACATCTACTTCGTATGTTGTGCCAAGTTTTATAAATTTTAGTCGATGACATACCATGTTTTATTTGCCAAGTATTACGGGTTTCTATCTCTCTGTATGTTTTATGAATCATTCAGATGCATCGCCAATCTTAAATAAATCATCTTGTAAGCAATGCTCACGATTATCTAATTGATTTTTAGCAAATGTACCGTTTGATTCTCTTAATACAAACCCACGAACCCCAGTTTCAGCATTAGTTAGCAAACGGCCAACAACTGGTATAATTCCCATCACGTGGTTAACAACCTTGTCACGAATATCTGGTAAGAATTGGTTGTACAGCTGACCGCCCTCAGTTTGAATTTGTCTTGTAGTTTCCCAAGCTGTCCAAATAATGTTTTTATTTTTAAACGCTTGGAATGTTGAGATTAGCTCAATAATGTGGGTATCAAATATTCCGTAATGTTGTAATTCTGGCTGACCAGATTTAGTAGATTTACCTTTTTCCATTAGCCACAACTTTTGGTAATGTGTAAGGTTATCAATAACAAAACTTTCGTATTTATCTTGATTCGCTTTACAGAAACCGTAAAATTCAATCATTGTTTGTGCAGGTCTTGATGGGTCCAACTTCACAATATCGATATTTGGCAAACCACTTAAAACCTGTGATGAACCATCCACATCAAGAACCAACGTTCTACCTTCTAAAAATTTGAAAGTAGTTGTCTTACCACTACCTGGCTTGCTGTAAATCATGCCATGAAGATAAGCATCTCGCTTCATATCTTCCGCTTTCGTAATTTCCATTTAACTAACCCCCTATTTAATTGCTAACGTTTGACTTCGTTTAAGTGATACTCCTTTAATTTCAGCACCCTGTTTCAACGCTGATTTTAAAGTAGCCTTGCTGATTTCACGTCTAGTTACATAAAAATCATCTGGAATATCCTTATCATCTTCAATAACTACACTCTCAGCATTGTTACGCACGCTGAACGTAAATAAATCAGTTGTGATTTTCGTTTTATCAGTTGCATTCATGCTGTCTAATAGATTTATTTTCATGTTTGCGATGTTTTTTTCAGTACGCTTACGCATATCAGATAAACGTATTTCTTCATTTTTAATGGTTTGCGCATGCCCTTGCAGCTCTTGAATTACTCGGGCATAACCGTCAGCTTTATCTTCAATCGCTAGGTTAAGGCTCTCTAGCGTATCTTTGAAAATCTCTGGATCACTCGTTGTTGCGAGTTCCTTCAATTGGATTGCTTGATTGGTTAATTCGTATAGTGTGGACATTATTTGACCTCCTTTTTATAATTCGTCCAGGTACTCGCCTAAACGATTGTATGTTTCTATCGAATCTAGTTGACTAGTATCTACCTGTTGGTGAATGAGTTGCAATCTTGCATCCGAATCATTGTAAGCATCCGTATTTGATAACATTTCATAGATATAAGCCAGTTCAGCATTTGTTAAATTTAAGGTTGCTTGTTCGTTCCAAAGTTTAGGCATCTATTCACTCCTCAATGTGGTATAATGAAGCCATAAATTATTGCTTTGACTAACTAACGGGTGCGACCGTTGTTGGTCTTTTTTTATAGTTATTATCAATAATGTGTTTCGCTATCTCATACATCTCTGTACCGTCATTCAGACGTACACAGTACGAGTTTTCTAACACACTAGTGATGATAATTACCTTTGTACGTTCAGATGGTTCGAACTCTCCCGTTTCAATCGCATCTAATACATCGTATTGTTTAAATTTAAACATTTACTCACCTCCCTTCACATATCTACGGTATTGAGTACTCGTATCAATAATGTTGTTGAAGTATTTCTTACGTTTACTCTTTGCAGTCATTTCAGTGATCATTACATCGTAGATGACGTAACCGATAAGGAAACCACCGAATGTATAAACTGATAACCAGAAAAGAATTGGCATATTTTTACCCCCTCGTTTGTTTGTATCTGTTTTGTGACTTCCACACGCAGAATTTTTCAAAAGTTTCAATATGAATCAAGACAACTTTATGTGTCACGTTAAGAACGCCACTTTCAAATTTCGGATTACTTCGCATTTCTGCTAACCACTGAGTTAATGTAGATTTATTCATACTGAACGCTTTGCAAATAACTTCTTTGTTACCATAAATGACATCTGTTAGTTCTGGATTAGTTCCGATTTTATTTAAATCGATTTCAACTGGTTTTGGCATTTTTATTCCTCCTATATCTATAAAGGGCTAAAAGTAAGATAATTAAGCCTTAGATTTAAATTTTTTTATGGCATTAAATATTCCTTGCCGAATCTCATTTTGATAAAATATCTACCTTCTTCTGTCCATAAACGAGACTTAGAAAGTGTGGACATATCTTTCAAACATTTTTTTTGATAAGATTTATATAAAACCCAATTTCCTTTTTTAAAGTAAACAAATTTTTCATAGTGCATTTGCTTGTTTAGAGCAGCTGCTGATGGGTAACCTAATTCACGTGCAATTGAATCAGTTGTATAAAGTTTTTGAGGAGCTTCCAAAGTCAATTGTTGTGACCGCTTCACTTCCAACTGGGATTTCAACTGTTCATTTTCCTCCACTGTATTAGCAAGTTGTCGTAAAGCCTGTGCATAATTCTGTGGGAGCGATAATTCCGTTTGAATTGGCTGCTGTTTGATTTGTCGCTCCATTTCGTTGAACTGTGCAATGTATTGGAGTTTAAAGCTATCGGCTTTTCGTCCATTGAATCCCATTGCAATAAAAGCAAATCCATCACGATTCATGTAGTACATTTTTTGTTTACGACCGCGAGAATCCTTATAAACGCTTGCTGTGAAAAGGCTTTTGTAATGAGCCGAAAGTTCGGCTAGTTTTAATTTGCCTTCAATAACATCTAAAACGTGCTTATGTTGTTTTTCGAATTTATCTGCTATTTGCAAGCTACTTGTAACTGCTTCATTGTTTTTCATGTCTACTAATTTGTTAGCAGGTTTTTCAATTGTTGCTAATGATGTCATTTCGTTTTACCTCCTGTTTGTTATAATAGAAGAAAGGTGGTGAATAATTTGACGTATTACGAATTCATGCTTCAATTTGTTGAGGACAACAACTATGTAGGAGATTTAGCTAGGGATATTAAAGAAGATAAAAATTTTCCTAGAAAATCGACTTCCAAAACTGAAATTGAAAGTTATTTTTCTTCTACAAGTGAGATAATTGAAGAAACTTTAAACGAATATTTTAATAAATCAAAATAACTTTCTTCACTTTGGATTCATCAATTTCTTTTGCACCATATTTGGATTGCAGTGTTAAGTTGTAATCTTGGTATAAACCAACGTTTACAACTTCTGATTTATCAGTTTCTACACACTCACCAATTTTCAATGAAGCCAATTCGTCTACCAACGAGTGGGCTTCTCTTAATGTCCGTCTCAATTTTTCGGACTTTGCTTGAACTTCCTCGATACTTTCAATAGATACTTTTAATTTCACGTCTTCATTTTCCATTTGCTTGCCTCCTGTTTAAATTTATTTGGTATACTCACTATAGAAAGTGAGGTGAAAAATATGACTGTTTTTTTGCAAATAATAATGCCCATATCCACGTTCTTGTTATCAATCGCTGTTTTTTATTTCACTTTTTCTGACTTTTCTCAGAAGAAAACAAACTTGAAATTATCCTTGGTCGTTAGCGAACTAGGCAATAACAATGAACTTCTTATAGACAGAGAAAACAAAAATACTCCAGACCCCTATGCAGACAAGCCATACAGATTTATACCTACCGTTCATCTGATAAATAAAAGTTCTCAGCCTATTACTGTGTTTGAAATGCATTTGCACGATAAATGTATTTACAATCGCTTTACGTTTGTTGGAGATAATTACCGAGTCACATATGCGAACGCTAACAAAGGGAAGACAGACGGAATTACTTGGTTTGGTGGAGGAAAAACACCTCTTTTTGTCCACTATTCGGTAAAGGGAAATTCACTTAAACTCCCACTTACACTTGCACCTTTTGAAGCTATGACAGGTTGTATTGTTTTTAGTTATGAAAAAGAACTCAAAGGACACACTACAATTTATCTAAAAACTTCCAGAGGCGACCTTAAATATAATGTAATGGTCGGGCGTTTGCTTTCGTCACATCACCAACATGAGACTCAGCCACTATAGATATTTTTGTAGGTCTAACTCCGTATGATTCTATGAAATCTTTAGCTGCTCTTGCGATATATTCTTCTATCCCATCATATTTTTTGCGGTTATCCATTATATAAAGGTTGCAAGGACTATCAACAACAACCAATTTTTGTATCTTTATATAATCTAAATCTTTTTGTAATCTTTCTATTTTTAAATCCATTTGGCTAATTTTATTTTCATTCACCTTAGATGCTTCCACCAAAGCGCTAAGGTGTTTTTCTATTTTTGAAAATTTATTTTCATTAAGAACTTCTTTTCTCATTTTCTTCCCTCCTATGCGTTTTGTAGTTCTAATCTTCTTCAACTACACAGTTGTTAATACCGAATTCTAAAAATATCTCTACTAATTTGTTGATTGGAATACCAGTTTCTTGCTTCATCTGTAATATTTTTTCGTGTAAGACGCTATCAATGAATACTAGCTTTGTTGCTTTCGATTCTTTTTGCTTTTTTAAGATAACTTTTTGAGTCATTTATAATTCCTCCTAATTTGGTATAATAATTCTGAAAGGTCGTGATTAATATTGAATAACTTAGATTTACTAACAAATGATGCGAAATATTTACTTGCTTCGATGTATAAAATATATATTAAGAAGCGTAAAGCAGGCTCTTTGAAAAAAGATGCTATTAGTTTTGGTAATTCAGATGAGGTGCACCAACACGTTATGTCTGAATGGCAAAAAGAAGATGTAAAATCAACTTGCCTTGAATTAAGAAAACAAGGACTAATAACAGGAACTCCTGCTAGTGATGCGGTATTCCATATCCGCATTTCTACTGAAGCAATCGCTATAATGGAATCAAAATTTAAAGATAACGTTGACTTGATTTTAGATTATGCTGTGAAAGTAAAAAGTTTAATTCCGTTCATTTAATCCGAATGGGTCTTTGCTTAAACGCTCTATCGATTGCTCTAAATTATTCATTTTAGAAATAACATCAATTTTCAATTCCTTATTCGCCTTAGTATCTTCTGCCAAAGTGCTAAGGTGTTTTTCTATTCCTTCTAAGGCTGTGACCATTCGTCCTTCATTACTTGTTGGCTGTGCAAATGCTGTTCCACTTTTTTTCATTACCATTCATCTCCTTTAATAAATTTAGTATTCGTAGCAACGATATATAGTAACGTGACTACCGAAAATTTCTATAAATTACTTAGTGTGTCAACTTCCATATTCCTAGCAGTAGTGGGATACCTAATACAATTAACAAAACCATAGCGGATTTCGTTCCCAACCACCTTTCAAAAGGGGTCATTTGCATTTTTAAAACAAAATCAAAGGCTTTGTCAATTCTGTCTTTGATTAAATCTCTTTCTATCATCAACTCAACAATTTTGGCTTTATGCTCACCTAACTCTTGGTGAGTCATATCGTCTGTATTCATAACACTCAGTTTTTCTAACTGTTTCAAAACTTCTTCATAGTCACTGGTATCTATTTCAACCGTTCGATAACCAGGTAGTTCATATTTCATTTTATTCAGCTCCTTATGCGTTTTGTAGTTCTCGTTCCTCCGTCAACTTAACGCTAAAAGCGGTACTGTCGCCAAAAAAAATATAATTAATTGGACAAGAATATAATTCAGACGCCTTAACCATATCTTCAAAATTCATTCGACTAGAATTTGATTCCCAGTTTTTCAATGTTTTTCTAGATACACCAAAACTAGAAGCTGCTTCTAATTGTGTCATGCAAGCTCTCGCACGTAAACTTTTCATAGTTTGCTTAGCGAAATTAGGGATTTTTGTTTCATTCATTGTTATCACCTCTCTTTCGATAAATTAATATTATCACGCTTAAAGCGTTAATGCAACCATAAATACCCTAAAAGCGTTAAAAGATTCCCCAAAAGCGTAAAAAACGTTTACTTTTAACGCTTTTTACGGTATAGTTATTATAGAAGCTTATATGGAAGGAATTGAAAAACGATGAGTAACGATATTGCTAAAAAAATATTTTCAAAAAATTTGAATAAACTTATTCAAAAACATAAAATAACCGTAATGGAGTTGTCTGAAAAACTTGATATTTCATATTCTACTGTTTCAGACTGGAAGAATGGAAAGAAAATGCCTCGAGGAGGTTCTCTACAGAAATTATCTGATTTCTTCAATGTAAACTTATCTACATTGCTAGAAGATAACTCCACTGACTCATCGGAAGATAATCAAAATATAAAAATCCTCCCGCTATATGGTGATATTGCAGCAGGTGCTATTGCTGAAATTGAGGGTGTTGATGTATGGGGTGTCGAAACAATAGATATTCCTAGTGTGATGTTGGGGCGTTATGCAAATGACGATCACTTGTTTTCTATGTATGTGAATGGGGATTCGATGAACAAAGTTATTCCTAACGGGGCTATAATCGTGGCTAAAACTTTAGATAATTGTCTTTACAAAGATGGTGATATTGTTATATTCAGTCACCACGGTGAGTATTCATTAAAAAGATACCGCCCTTCTATGATAGAAGGTTTTGTAATATTCGAACCAGATTCAAACAATCCAGACTTTAAAAACATACCAATTAACAACTCATCGCTTCATGAAGCAAATGAAGTAAGTATCTACGGCAAAGTTATATTTTATTCAACCACACTATAAAAAAGGACTAGCTAGTGCTGATACACTGCTAGTCTACATGATATAGAAAGTTACAACTATATTATATCATGGGGGAATGAATAAAATGAGTAAAATTTTCAAGTTAAGTATGGTAGTTTTGTTTGCCGTGTTATTAACTGCATGTAGCACTCCGAGTCAAGTTAATAAGCAAAACATTGAAGAATCAGAAGAAAAAGAAGCTTCAATATACGAGTCTGAATCGATTGAAGAGTCAAAAGAAAGCGCCGAATACGAAGCTATCACAGCATCTCAAGCAGCTGAAGAAGCTGAATCCATTGAAGAAGAAGAAAATAAAGCCTTATCCGATAAAAATAATTACAGCACTTCTATCACTTATGAAAATTTAGCTAGAACACCAACTAAATATGAAGGTGAAAAAGTTAAACTTTCGGGTAAAATAATTCAAGTTATAAAAGGCGAATACGTTTCTCAATATCGCCTTGCTGTCGATGAAGATTACGACAAAATGGTATTAGTTAGTATCGATGCAAGCCAGTTATCAGAAACAAGAATATTAGAAGATGATTTAATTACAATCTACGCAACATATCTAGGTGAAGAAACATATGAATCTACTATGGGTGGAGAAATCACTATCCCATCATTAATCGCACATATCTTTACAATAAATTAAAATAAAAAAATAAGCACTCTCTCAATTTGAATAAAAGTATAGTAACTTGAAAAAAATAAATTATAAACAGTAGAAAAGGGGCGAATTTATGCAAGAAGAATTTAAAGCTACACATGAGGGTTCGCTAGAATTGAGTAACGCAACTTTAGATGTTGCTGTTTTAAACAACGGACAAAGAATTATTACCCAATCAGCTGTTTTCAAAGCGTTAGATCGACCGGTTAGAGGTAATTCAAGGGTGATCGGGATACCCACTTTTATGGATGCTCAAAACCTACAACCACTGATTTCAGAGGACTTACGAACTGTGATCAACAAAATAGAATATTTAGGGTTGAATGGTAAAAAACAATTAGGTTTCGATGCCAATATTCTTCCGTTAGTTTCTGATTTATATCTAAAAGCAAGAGAACGAGGAGTTATAAAAAACCCAGTACAACTAGAAACTGCTCAAAAAGCGGAATTATTAGTCAGATCTTTAGCAAAAGTCGGTGTAACAGCCTTAGTAGATGAGGCCACTGGATATCAATACGACCGAGAAAAAACAGAACTTCAAAAAATATTCAAGGCTTATGTCAACGAAGAATTATTGAAATGGCAAAAGATGTTTCCTGACGAATTTTATTTTGAAATATTCAGGTTAAACGGTTGGATTTTTGATGTTCAGTCTATCAAAAAAAGACCTGGAGTCGTAGGTACGTGGACGAACAAGTTAATTTATGACCGATTACCGGATGGTGTTTTAGAAGAACTAAAAAAGAAAACACCTAAAAATTCCAAAGGAAAATATACGGCTCGCTTATTCCAAAGTTTAACACCCGATATAGGCCACCCTGAATTAAGCGCGCAAATTTATAAAGTACTTGGTATAATGCGAATTTCTGAAAATTGGCAAGACTTTATGGAAAAATTCACCCTTATGACATCAAGGGAAGATGGACAATTAGAGTTAGTTTTAGAAAATAATAAAAAGTAATGTCTTTATAATTATATTTAAATTAAATAAGCACTCCCCCAACCTACCAAGTCAAGGAGTGCTTACGCAAAAATCAACCTATTTAATAGGCTTCTTTATATTGCCTATTTTACCATATTAAGGAGGAATTTAACATGTGGATAGTAGAAAAAAACAAGAAGTTCATTTATTACGAAAGATACATCGACCCTCTCACCGAGAAAACAAAAACTGTTTCAGTTACTCTCAACACGGATTCTAGCCGCGCTAAAAATGAAGCTAGAAGAATACTAAGTAAACGTATTGACGACAAATTAAATGAGATTAATGTGGAAAAAAGAACGTTTATGGAATTACAAACAGAATTCATGAAGAAATACAGCAGGACCATTAAAAAGCGTTCTTTCACAAGGCATGAAGCAAATTTAAAACTCGTAAACAAAAAAATCCCTGCAGATGCTTTAGTTTCTAAAATAACAACACGTATTATCCAAGATGCATTAGATGATATTTATTATGAAGATAACTATTCTTTTTCCACGACAAAACAATCAAAATCATTACTTCGTATCATGTTCGTTTACGCAAAAACGAATGAATATGTCACTTCAAATCCAGTGGATTCGATTCGACTTGTTGCAAAACCTGTTACTTATGAAGATAAAGAAAAAATTGAAACAAAATATTTAGAGAAAAGTGAATTAACTGCACTTTTAACATGTTTAAGAAGTGATGCTTTTAGAAATAAAAGATATGCAGACCTTGCTGAATTTTTGTCTCTGACTGGACTGCGTATCGGTGAAGCTCTCGCCTTAAGATACGAAAATTTTAACGGAAGTTCTATGGTTGTGGATGGAACATTGGACATGGGAGAAAAGAACTCACTTGCTATAAAAAGCACAACAAAAACGATCGCATCAAATAGAACGATAGATTTACCAAAAAGAGCAATTAAAATAATCGAGAAAATAAAATTCGAGAATGATATGTCTGATAATGATTTTAAGGATTCCAACCATTCAGATACTTTCTTTTGTAGCGACAAGGGGATACCCATGAATTTACCTAACATTAACAGGACTTTTCAAAAAGCAGCAAGAATTTGCGATATTAACAAGAACATAACTACTCACGTATTTAGGCACACTCATGTATCTTTGTTAACAGAATTAAATGTTAGTTTAAAAGCTATTATGGATAGAGTCGGTAATTCTAAGCCCGAAACAACTCTGAAAATTTATACCCACGTAACTAAACAAATGAAAGAATCAGTCATTGAAAAGTTAGATTCCTTATTTTCTTAA